GGTATCGCCCTTCTTGCCAGCCATAGACATCTTCTTGACAAGGTTAGCCAAGACGAGGTTCTTCTGGTAGGCTGCAACAATCTCATCACTCCAAATTTCTGGAATAAAAGTAGCTGCACTTGTGTTATCAACGAATCCGCCAGTTGCGGGATATACTGAATCAGTCATAATAAATATCTCCTAAGATATACTATCTGACCCGTTTTTCTGCGTATGCTTTCATGATCTCTGGTTGTAGAGCAGCATAGCGATCAGGGTCGGTTCTCATAAGGTTAATAATGTCTGCGCGTCGGTAGATCTTCTTAGGTGCTGACTCAGTGCTACCACTGGCATTACCTGTGGCTGCTGCCTTAACTGCTTGCTTACGGGATTGCTCCTCTACAGCGGCAGTCTGCTGTACAATGTTCTGTCGCTCTTTCCATAAGCTAAATAGCTCATCAGCGGCTTCACTGTCGTACTGCTGGTCTGCTGCTACAAACAGCTTAGTCCTAACATTGGATGCTTTAATCCACTCAGCAAAGTTAGCATCTTGCAAAATCTGTTGCATATCAGGGTGCTTACGTTGTAGCTCTGATAGCGCAGTGCTTGCACGATACTGTTGTGTGAGTGCTTCAGCTTCCTTAATCTTAGGATGGTTCTGAATAGCCCTATCTACAGCCTTATCAGGGTCTGTAAACCAATCTACTTCTTCGTCTTGTTGGGGTGCTTCTTTAGTATCTTCTGTGAGTTGTGTCTGGATATACGTATCAACAACCTTACGTAGCTCACCTACTTCAGAACTCTGTCGGCCCAATAGCTTCTCAGCTTCTTGGTGCATCTGTACAAGCTCTTCAGCAGACTTACCTTTGTACTTGTCGGGGATCTCAGGTTCCTGTACTTGTGGTTCAGGGGTTGCCTGTTGCTCCTCAGCAAACATATCTAGTTGTTGTTCGTTCTCTTCTTGGTTATCCTGTTGACGCTCAGGTTCAATAATCTTAGCCATTATTAACTCCGTACCTTAGTATTGTGGAGGTTTTTATTATGAAGGTTCTCAATCATGAGGTTTGCCTTCGCTCGTGTGCCATGTGTTGCTCCCTACGTTTAACCCATCTATCATGTGCATCAGGGAAGTCTCCACTGATACCTTCAAGATTAGATCTCACCGGGGAGATAACACGTTTAGCGTCCAAGCCACAACTGCACCTAGAAGTTGTGACATCAGACTTAACTAAATCTTCAAACAGTTTGCCACAAGGACATCTAAAATCAAACAGCCTCATCTACAGCTTCCTCAGTATTCTCTGATTCTGCTTCAGCATGAGCGTTGTCAATCTGTGTTTCAAGATTCAGTATGGTTGCTAGGATAGCTAACTGTCCCTTACGGAAGTTCAAGTTATCATTATCCGTAGTCATCTCTACTGAGTTGATCTGTGCAACATTACCGCTAAGGTCAGAGACTAACTGTTTCCAGCCTTCTGAACGAAACATAGCAAAGTAATTGTTGAAGTAAGTTTCTAACTCTTGACTCATAAGTATTTTACCTTTGTTAAAGAATACTGAATGTACGTAAAGTACCTATCTATTATAGCATACTTTTTTGTATTTGTCAAGTGTTTTTTTAATAAAAATTATTAGCGGCCCCTACGTCCACCTGTCGCACGAGGCTTCATGTTCTGACGCTTCTTAGCTTTAGCCGCTGCTGCTTTACCTTTAGGGGTGTAGCTGTATTTCTTTCCGCCTACCATTGGCATAATATTCTCCTTACTACCACTTAGTTTTATCAGCCCAATATGCCGCAGACATCTTGCCCTTGGCTATATTCTTTGCATGTCGTGCTTTGAATGACTTACGCCTTGCTCGTTGCTCAGGACTATTAGGGTTCTTTCCTGCACCTCTAACACCTTGTTGCCCAAAGCGTATAGTCTTTGTTTTATCACCTTCCTTAGCTACCACCACATGAGATTTAGTAGGGTGGTTTGGTGTACGTTTAGGTTTGTTATACCCGCTGACTCCAGCACGCCGGAGCTTGGAATCTCTTACGGTCATTCTTACGCCGCCTTCTGTGTTTGTTTTGTAGTTTTTCTAGGTGGTGCTGTATCTTTAGCATTAAGTGCCTCTAACTCTTTAATCTTAGCTTCTAGTTCGTCAAACTTTTTGTTAACTTGCTCTACTATCTGAGTTAGTTCTGTACGTGTTACGACCATCAATTTATCCTTGTTGTAGTCTAAGGGGTTGACTTGGTTGCTGTGGTTGTTGTTGAGGTTGATTCTTTAGGTCAATCTCTTTCTCTTTCAAGAATGTCTGAGCAATCTTCATACGACGCTCAAACTCCTTGTCCTCTTGATCACCTGCCTTCAGGTTAGCTGTGACTGCCTTGATCTGGTCAATCTGTAGCTCCTGTGGTGCAAGCTGTGTCTCTACAGCAATCTTCTGCGCTCTAGCACTAGACTCCTGTGCCTGACCGTTAAGTGCTGCTGTCTGCGACTGCTGGAAGGCCATCTGTGCCTGTGCAGCCTGTTGTTGCATTTGTTGCTGTTCAGGTGTAGGCTGTGATGCCTGCTCTGCCTGAGCCAACTTAGCCATTAGTTCTTCACGGTTAGACAGGTTCATGTTGTCAATGATTGACTGGATCAACGTGTTGTACAGTGGAGACTCTGCTGGCATGGTTTGCAATAGTTGCACAAGCTGTGTTACTTCGTATTCACGAGCAATGATGCCCAGAGTAGACGTAGTGTTAAACTTGTAGTCCTTGACAGGATAGTTCTCTGGGTCAAACTGCATGTAACGACAAGCAGCCATCTTAACAAAAGGAATCAAGAAGGACTGTTGGAAGTTAATCAAGGTGCGCTTATGACGCTTGATGATTGCACCAAGGGACATACTGATACCAGCAGCCGTAGCGTCACCATTGATACTACCGGGGATACCAGCGGAGTCAATAGCACCTGTAGACATCTGAACCATCTTCTGTAGTTCTGCTGCCTGTGCAAATGTAATCTGACTTACTTGACCAAAGTTAAATGGGTTAATGACAGACTTAGGGTCGCCATTGGTTAACAAGATCTTACCGGGGCGTACCTCTGGCCTAGAGCCTCTGGGGAGCCGTGTAGCGTCCATAGCCATCATTGGATGCACAGTTAGTGCTAAGGCATCAATACGTGCCCGAAGCTCTGTATCAAGCGCCTTCTGGCTGTTGTAGCCCTTCTCACATACACCACGTCCCCAGAACCTACCGGGCACTACATCCCAAGGGAAGGCTACTACAGGACGATCCTGCATCATGTATGGGTTAGCTTCTGCTTTTAGTAGGATGCCACCATTAGCAATAACAACAATAGCTTCTACGTAGTAGCTTTCATCTTGTTCATCTGACTCTGGTTCCTCTACTTCAATATCAGCAATGTCTTCGTCTTCATCAAGCATTGCTTCCTTCTCGCCAATCTCCAGTAGATAGCGAGGCACAAGGCCATAGTATTTCGTTAGGCGAACCTTGTCTTCATCAAAGCTGGTTAGGTCTTGGTCTGGCTCAAGGTCGTAATCACTAGCCGCCTGACCTACGTACACGCTCCTGTAGACACCTTCTTCCTGTAGCTGCTGTACCTTATGTCGTGGCACAAACTCATCCACAGCAACGCCTATAGCGTCCTGTATGGAGGTAGCTACTGGGTCAATAAGGAAGTTCTGAGGCAGCACAGGGCGTAGTTTAACTACTGTACGGTCTGTGATGTTCACACCCACTGCCTGTAGCTGTCCGTCCATNATAGGTTGTGTAGCTGGAGCCATCTCTTTGACTTCCTCTAGCACTACTTCAGCTACACCAGTGCCAAATACAGCACTGTTGATTAGACATTCACCTACTTGCTTGCGTATNTGNGTTTTCTCAAAGTCCTCATGCAGTTTACTGCGTAGATACACAACGTCCTGAGCTTCATTGTCCCCAAGATCGTCGGTAATGTCAAAATACTTACCACGACCAAAGGTTGCTTCCTCAATTTCAGCTACACTGGACTCTACAGCTTGCTGAAGTGCAGGGGAGATGATACGTGAACGCTCACTTTTGCGCTCCATGTCCTCTGCTGCCCAAATTCCACGCCACAGACGGTAGAATTCTTCAAATCTTTCTGAATAATTGGACTCATAGTGATCTCGCCATGAGTCACACTTAGCCATTACCCAGTTTTCTAGGTGTTCGTCGCTAGACAGAACGTCATTATCGCCATAGTCCATTAGCGTTTACCTCTTAGCTTTTTGTCTCTGGTTGTTTTGGCTGCTTTCTTGAATGCTTTGGTGGTAGGAGCGCCTTTACTACCGGCTTTACGCATCGTTTCACCGCTACCGGCCTTAATACGCTTACGTTTGGCATGAATGTTGGCATATAATCCTTTTCTGGGCATGTTAATATCCTGTCACTGCATCTAATACCTCAAGATCATCAATCTCAAAGTCATATGAGTAGGCTACTTTAGCCAATTGGTCTGTGTACGCAAAGGCATCCACAAGGTCATCATGTGTTAGTGGGTCAGGGAACTGGAATAACTGATCCATGAATCTACTATTCCACTCACCTTTGCCTAAAGTAATCTGACCATTTTCAAATCTACCCTGTAAGGCCCACATGATTCTGTCTGTTTTCTTTCGGTTGCCATGTGTTAGCTCTTCTACAACAAAGAATCTACCACGCTGCTTCATCAAGTCCATTAGGGGAGACATAACAGCTTGCTTGGAGATACCACGCTCAATACCTACACTGATGGGCCTGTAGTCTCTAACAACCTCAAAGATCTTCCTAGCTGTCTCCGCTAAGTCCCAGCGACCATATATCATGTTCTCTAGGTGCCAGCCATTCTCATTCACTTTAAC